CTGTAAATAACACGGATAAAATCACCCTTCTTTAGATTGTCTTGCCACTCTTGAATTTTCGACGATTTCATCTAAAGTATTTTTTAGCGTTGTGAAATAAGAATTACGATACTCCCGCATAAAATTGTTGTATGCGTTCTTAACTAGGATAAAGAACTCGATGCCGTATACAGGCTCGAATACCCTATCGAAGTACTCAAAATCTTCGATATAGCCAAAGGTGTCATGCTTTGTCTTCTCGTACAGGTCAGTAATCTGACGCTTGGTCTCATCGGGATTTCCAGACGTGTCAATCCCTAGCCCCTCAAGCTCAATGAGGAGGTCTTTAGAATAATCCATAAAATTTAGTGTATTAGAATTTTTCTTGAATCAGTTCTATTGTTTGTAGAACTTGCTTTTGATTCTTAGGCAGGAAAAGAACAGGAGGTTCTTCTAGCTGCATAAGATGGTTCTTAAACATCTTCCATTTGATAGGAAAGACGTCATTAGCATACCCTTTTACTTCTATAATCCATCTTCCATGAGGATCAACAAAGTCAGGTGTGTAAGTTATGTCACGAATTTTGGTTGTAGTTGTGACATAGCCGTTTGTTTTGTGAGGCTCGTACATCTCAGAAGAATAGTAAAACCCAGACTGTAGTACATACTTATGCTTTTCGTAGTCAGACACAATGCCTGCCTCTTCTAGTTTTCTGTAAGTAAATACTTCTAGTTTAGAACGGAACTTGATCCCCTTGTAGGTTTTCGCTGTCGCGTTCTGTACTTTCTTGTTCTGTGGTTTCTTTGCTTTTCTTCGTCTCACGTATCAATACTTCTAATACTAGAGCAGTGATCAAGTGAGTAGATTGGTACTTAGCGATGTAGTCTGACAAATCTTTGACACCGTATTGCTCTGGTAGTACAATATTAACAAAATTTGGGAACTCCCTAATAATTTTGTTTGCCATTGTCTGACCAGGGTTATTTACGTTGTCAAAGTCGTTGTCGTAAAACAGTGCTATTACCCCAAATCGCTCTTGCAGTTCGTGTACAAGGGCTTTGTCTGGCATTTGCATTTCTGATTGGAGTGCGATTGCTGGGATTCCGAGCTCGTAGAGTGACATGACGTCCTTGAGACTGGAAGTGACCACGCATATATCGTGTCTATCAGGTAATTGTACATAGCCTTGCACATGCCGGCGAGTAGTGTTACTAATCCATTTAGTATCTTCATAGGGTGAGTAGATTTTGTATTTCTTGCCTATCTTATACGCATAACTTAGATCACAGCTAAAGCGGTTTTCATTAATCCAGTAGTGTGTAATAGGACAGACTGCAAATTTAATCAATGTTGTCTTTGTAATAAAGAACTGTGACCAAAACTCTTGATCTTTACGCATCCACTTACGACGCCTCTTACGAATAATAACAACACGCTTTTGCTCTACTTTCTTAGTTGTCCTGGTTGCAGGAACACCCATAGAAAAACCTATAGTGTCTTTAAAAGACGATAGGTTTAGACCAAAGTCGTTGTCAACTACACGCAATGCATCATAAAAGCTACAGTTGTATTTCTTCATGATGTAGGAGAAACAGTCAAATGTATGCTCTGGATGGCCAAAGTCCTTGTACAGCAATCTATTCTGCCATATAATTATAGAAACAGATGGTGACTTATCATCACGCAACTCACTACAAAACTTTACACCTAGCTCTTTGAAACTTGGACAATAGTAAGAAAAGATGTCTATCTCCCTAATCCTAGACAATATCATGTCCTTAGAAAGGTGATCCTCACTTTGTCTACTTTTGATCATAAGCTAACAAATATAAATAAAGAAGGGGAACCTAATGGCTCCCCTCTCTATCTAATTAACTACTTAGTTAAACCCAGTCATCACCTTCTTCAGGACTATCGTCTTCTGCGTCAGGAGTAACAAGAGAAAGCTGAGGACTAAATGGACCCCATGCAAGCGTTGTATCAAACTCTGCATTGAATGTACCATACTCGTCGTTCAAGTTCTTGACAAACAAATCGTCTCGCTCTGGCTTAATACGGCCAAACACTTTAGTGTAAACACTTTGGTATTTACCGTCTTTAACACCGATCAACAATCTGATTTGGTTACCTGATAGAACTTTAGCAAGAGCCTTAACTTCTGCTACATCGCCTTTGACAATCTTGTCAATAGACTCAAAGTAGACATCGTCACCATTAGCAACGTTAGCCCACGCTTTAGCAAAGTTGATCAAAGTCTCCTCGCCGGTAAATGCGTGTCGACTACCCTCTGTCTTCCACCAATCATAGGTAGGTGCATCGTTAGACCACGTAGACTGACCAGCATTGTTAAGCCACTGGTGCTTACCACTCTGTGATACACGAGGCTCAGCATTCATCAAGATTTCGAAACGAGTTGTCAAGTCTTCGTTCTTAATCCAGAATGTTAGCTTGAAATACTCTTTACCGCTGAACTCCACATAATAGTTCGGTTCGCTCTTGAGCATAATACCTAGCTCATGCAATTCATCCAATGTAGGATTTACCGCAATCACATTGAAATTACTAAGGCCAGAGTATAACTGTATACCACCGCCTACAACCTCTTCGGTTGATTGATTACTTTTAATAGCCATAACTATTTCTGTTTTTAAAGTTATTCAAAAGAATGTTTCCAGTCTTCATTAGTGTTACCGTAAGGCACATCTTCAGACTCAGTTTGCAATCCATCATCCATAGGGATGCTAGTTTGTGCAGGGTCAACAAGAGGCTTGTCCAACGCAGTGTCGTCAATAAAGTTAAACGAGAGCTTTCTCACTTTCTTGGCTTTCTTGCCTTTGAGTGATGGGTGCTCAAACATTTGCTTTACCTCCCACGCTTGTAGGTTGTACTTCTCTTTGATGCCGTTACGATCAACACCATTCTCCAAGTCTTCTAGTACCATAGATACTGTGATAGTCTGTGGAGTTTCACTTTGCGTAGCCTCGCCAGGGTTCTGTGTTCTTGCTTCAATCATTTTTTCTAGTTTTTAAAGCAGTTAATCAATAAATATATTTGACCATTGTAAAGGCATGGTCTGACCTTTTAAGTGATCGCATCTGCTACCTGCAGTTACATCTTCTAGAGAGTTGAACGAGACCATAGTCTGATCGTCTTCTCTGTAGATATAGCCTACAGCATCTGCATTTGCGCATGTAATCTGTTTGATTTTACCTGTCAAGTCCAAGTCCTTAACAGCAACCTCCTTACCTTTCTTCTCAAGCATCTTGTCTTTCAAGTGACCGACAAGGATGACATGATCAGCAAGTTTGTTAAGTCTATCAATCCACTTTTTGTATGCAATGCGCAGATACAAATAGCCACCACCGTTAGGCAATGACAGCACAGACATGCCAGGATTCTTAGTCTCAAAGTTCTTACCCATAGGAGTAGTCATGTACAACTTCTTAGCCTCGTCTTCACACCATTCTTCTAGCTTAGAGATAGTGTCGATAGCAATGTACTTGTAAGGTTTACCTTGCTTGATAATTTCCTTACCGACTTCTGCAAGCTCTTTCAAGTTGTTAACTTGAATCTTCAAGGCATCAACCATATCAGAGCCAGACTCCAAGTCAATAATAAGACAACCTTCTAGCTGTGATAGCACTGTTGTCTTGCCGATCTTTGGTGGACCGTAGATAATCATGTTCTTAGGCGATTTACGGCTCGCCTTCACCACTGTTTTTGGTAATTCCATAGTTAAAATATATATCGGATTGTGTTCCAAGGTATCAGTCTATCGTGTAAGTCGATAAACTGCTCAATAAATACTCGCTTCAAATCGTGCTTGTATCTAATATTCATACCACCATACTGAGAGTTTTTAGGCTCTTGGTTTTCTGGTGTCCATAGTGTAGTTTCTGCATCAGGGTGCCTAGTTAAGTTATTCTTGTGCTTATCTAAGTTGTGCGTCAAGAATATAACCTCTGCAAGTACCTGCTCCTTCCACTTCACATGCGTGTCAATCAAGCTAAATAGTTCAGCATAGTCATCTAGCCATCCTTCATATACAATGACGGGACTAAAGTTTATGTGCACTTCATAGCCTGCGTCTACAAATCTGTCAATAGCTTTTATCCTATCCATGATTGTAGATGTGTTCTTCTCGTGCAAGTCAGCCATTTTCTGTGGCATAAGACTGTACCTAATTCTTACCTTATAGTTAGAGTTGTAAGACAATAACTTGTTGTTTACATATTTAGTAGCAAAACTGGCCATGGCTATAGGGTGGTCCTTGAAAAAGTCAAAGATCTTTTCCCACTCGTGGTGTTTTGCATGCAAAGCAAAGTCCTCATTACAACTAATGTCATAAGTAGTGAATTTAGGGTGTGTCTGGTTAGGCTTGTCTACAGGAGTAAAGAAGGCGTGATTGTTAATCTCTGTAAGAATGTCGTTAGTGTTAGTAGCAACTGATAAACCATCAGGTCTGTGTCGTTTCATGTAACAATAACTGCAATCGAACAAACAACCATAGCCAAAGCTAGGACTAATAAAATCAGTGGACCTACCAGAGGGCCTGATTATAAAAGTCTTTCGCAAGACTTTGTCTATCACGTACGTTCTTTGATTGTAAATGTGCTCATATCAGCTTCGTAAGCAATCATACCAAGTAAACCATCACGGTTCTTCTCCATATGCACTGCCAACAAACCTCTAGGATCCTCGTTGCAGTATGGCTCTGTAATACCGTACAGGTCATAAGGCCTGTTAAGTATCATCACCACATGCGCATCCTGACTAATGCTGTCACTACCAAATAAATCTGATAGTAATGGCTGGTACTGATTTTTAGCACGATGTTCTTGCTCGATGTTACGATTCAGCTGCGATAGCAGTATGTTAACTGTACCTAGCTTTGACTGCAGCCACATGCAGCCTTTAGAAATCGTATTCAAGCGTCTAAGTTCTGTGTCTTCGTTACCCCTAACAAGACGAGAGTGGTCAAGCAAGTTGATCACAATGTCATTAGGGTGCTCAGAAGCCAGTTCCTCATTTGCATCCATAATAAACTGCATATCACGCGGGATGTTGTTAAAGTATATAGGATACTTTTTGTATTTCTGCATCCGTGCAGCGTAAGTTTTGAAGTCTACATCCGAAAGAACGTTGTCTACTGATAATAAATCGGCAACCTCTTTCTTCACAATTTTCGAGCCTGTGCGCAGTATCTGCTGATACCCCGGCATCTCGAAACTCCAATACAATACTCTAATCTTCTTGCCAGGATTGGCATCAAGTGTGTCGAATATTAATTGGTTACTAAACGCAGACTTACCCACACCTGGGCGGCCTGCAATCACATACAGCTTACCTGGCTGTAATCCACCGAGCAAGTTTCTATTCAAGCGTTTCCATAACGTAGGGAATACGTCACGGTTACCGAGTCTAGCCTGTTTAACAACCATGATTGATTGGTTAACTGCCTTGTCGATACGCTGAAAGCCTCTCTCTTTGAATACGTCAGAGTCTTCTTGTGATTCTGTTGTCTGATTGTCCTGCATTAGTGCTATCTATATTGGTGTATTTTTCCCATGTGTGATTGTTAATCCACACTTCTAGGTTTTGTAAGTATTCTAGACGTCCTCTCTCCATCTTAAGTTGCACATCAAGCAGTTTCATAATCTTATCGTGTATAAAACGCTTGTTGCCTACAACTTTACGGTACCTGTCTTTTGCACGCTTGTTTGCTTTAGCATTAGGATCTGCAGCATGCAGTATACGCACACCGCTTTTACTCTGTACCTTCATTGGGTACCTGCCTAATAGTTCTACAAACATTTGGTCAAAGTCAGATGAGAATAGGTCTATAAATTTTTGTCTAACAATATGTTCTTCTGTGCTTTCTCCAAGCTTAACAAAACCTTTCTCTTGCAAATCATCCCAGTTAGGTGATAAATTTAGCTTAGCAAGTATTTTGTAGCCTTTTCTATACAATGCATAAAGTGCCAAATAATCATCAGCACTTATGTCATTTTCTAGTAGCAAATTGATGTCTATTTCTATCTGCATAAGCTTTCGAATTTACGAAAAACATACCTGATTACCAAGCATTTAGCTCGGTAACCACGTAATATTTTTCAGTCCTTTAACACTACTTTTTAGCCACTTTTCTTCTTGGCTATCTTTGACATACAGTATGTATATCCTACCCTTTTTATCCTCTTGGAAACGTATCAGACGACCAATGCGTTGTATCATAGGTAAAGCCTTACTAGTAAGACCACACACTACACCAACTGATGCATCAGGCACATCTAAACCTTGATTAAGAGCTTTTGTAGAGCACAACACATTCTTGTTACCCTCTTTAAAATCCAACAAAGCGTTCTCACGCTGTTTCTTGGTTTTACCGCTATGGTAAGATACACTAAAAGGTTGCGTAGCATCACAGAGCGTATCTGTAAAAGCATTAGCACCACCAAAGACTAGCATCTTGCTATCTAAGTTCTGTATAACAAGCTTTTGCAGTTGTGCTACTTTGTTAGATGCAAAGTCTACTATCTTTTTACGATCCCTAATACATGCATAGAATCTAGCAGCTGCCTGCTTATCTTTAGCACTAGCATTCTTGTTAGCCATAATAGCTTTGGCTGCATCAAATGCACCAAACTGACCTAGCTGGTACTTCCAATACACAAACTTCTTGTTGATTGACTTGTACTCTTTTTGCTCTTCATCTGTAAGCTTGATAGGCACACAAACAATGTCATAAGGAGATACCAAGCCCATGGCCACACACTGATCCAAAGATATTCTATACACCGTAGGTGCAAGTTTAAACAAGTGCAGTTTGTACTCGTTTTCTTCTGGCAATGTTGCAGTCATACACAGCAGTCTGTCGTATGTATTGTTTTCAAAGAATTTACGATACTCAGGTGACAAGCCAAGATGCACCTCATCACACACAACAATGTTGTAATGATTGTCCTTTAGCTTGTATGCAGATTGATAACAGACAAAGTCTATCTTATCAACTACATCTTCGTAACCCCATTTAGAGAACTCTTCTTCGAATTGGTCCCTAAGCTGAACAGTAGGCACAAGTACAATACCTCTGCCTTCACCCTCAATGTGGTCTCGCAGAGTTTTACCTGCTGCAAGCACACCACATCTAGACTTACCGAAGCCTGTGCCAGCAATAATGCTACCAACAAACCCAGTCTTAGCCCACATGTTAAGAGCGTGTCGCTGTTCAGTGTCTTTAATCTTGTTTACTTGAGACATTGTCATTTGCATTTCCACATGTTTACAGTGCGGTTTGTTGCAACGTCGTAATGGCTACCTGCAGGTATAACCAAGCCTTTGTTTCTAAGCTCAGATATTCTACCGGTAA